GACATTTTTTAAACAAATGGGAGGGGCCCACTATAAAAAGTATGTCGTGCAACCCTCTTTATTTATCAATAAGAATAAGATACTATTTGCTGAAGGCAATGCAATTAAATATATTTGCAGACACCAGGATAAAGGAAAGAAACAGGATTTGTTAAAAGCAATCCATTATATAGAAATGATTATTGAAAGGGATTACAATGTTTAATCTTAAAAAAACTATAATTGGTGATATGGGTTTATTTACTTGTATCTGTATTTTTTATTTTTTACTAACGGTAATATAAATGAAAGTACCTCTATTTGAAGCACAAAAGGAATGGGTAGAACCAGAAGAATTTCCAGATCTTAGATCTTATGATGAGATTGCAGTAGACTTAGAAACAAGAGATCCAGACTTAAAGAAAAAAGGATCGGGATCTGTTATAGGTAATGGAGAAGTAATTGGTATAGCTGTAGCTGTACCAGGAAGATCTTTTTATTTCCCTATAGCCCACGGATCAGGGCCTAATATGGATAAAAAGAGGGTTTTAGAGTGGTTTAAAGACACTATGGCTACTCCTTCTTTAAAAGTGTTTCATAATGCAATGTATGACGTTTGTTGGATTAGACAAATGGGTATTAAGATTAATGGTTTAATCGTAGATACAATGATTGCTGCATCCTTAGTTGATGAAAATAGATTTCAATATAGTTTAAATACGTTGTCTTGGGATTATCTTGGTTATGGTAAAAGTGAAGCAGGTTTAAATGAAGCGGCCAAGTCAAGAGGATTAGATCCTAAAGAAGATATGTGGCAGTTACCGGCTATGGAAGTTGGAGCTTACGCTGAAAAAGATGCTGAACTTACTCTAGAGCTTTGGCAAATGTTTAAAAAAGAAATAGTTCATCAAGACATAGAATCTGTATTTAATTTAGAAACAGATTTATTTCCTTGTTTAATTGATATGAAATTTAAAGGAGTAAAAGTTGATATAGAACGAGCACACAAGCTGAAACAACAACTAACAGCACAAGAACATGAATTGTTATTAAAAGTAAAAGAAAAAACAGGGATAGAGCCACAGATTTGGGCTGCAAGAAGCATATCAAAAGTTTTTGATAGCCTTGGTTTAGATTATGATACAACTGAGAAATCATCAGCGCCGTCCTTTACTAAAAATTTTTTACAAGAACATCCTCACCCTATAGTCCAAATGATTGCAAAAGCAAGAGAAATAAATAAAGCACATACAACTTTTATTGATACTATTATTAGGTATGAACATAAGGGACGTATCCATGCTGATATAAATCAAATTAGATCTGATCAAGGTGGAACTGTTACTGGAAGATTTAGTTACAGCAATCCTAACCTTCAGCAACTTCCAGCAAGGAACAAGGATCTTGGACCTATGATTAGATCTTTATTTTTACCTGAAGAAAGTCATACATGGGGTTGTTTCGATTATTCACAACAAGAACCTAGATTAGTTGTACATTATGCTTCTTTATATAAATTTCCATCTGTCTATGATGTAGTTGATTCTTATAAAGAAGATCCTAATACAGATTTTCATCAAGTGGTAGCGGATATGGCAAACATTCCAAGATCACAAGCTAAAACTATTAATTTAGGATTATTTTATGGAATGGGTAAGGCTAAGTTACAAGCTGAGCTTGGTGTATCTAAAGAAAAAGCTGCAGAACTATTTGAACAGTATCATGCTAAAGTTCCATTTGTAAAACAGTTAACTAATGCTGCTTCAAATAGATCACAAGAACGTGGTCAAATTAGAACGTTACTTGGTAGACTATGTAGATTTCATTTATGGGAACCTAATCAATTTGGTATGCATAAAGCTATGACTCATGAAGAAGCACTCCTGGAACACGGACCAGGGATTAGAAGAGCTTTTACATACAAAGCTTTAAATAAATTAATACAAGGTTCTGCTGCTGATATGACAAAAAAATCTATGGTAGAATTATACAAAGAAGGAATAGTTGCTCATATTCAAATTCATGATGAATTAGATATATCAGTAGAGTCTCCTGAACATGCTAAAAAGATTGTGGATATAATGGAAAATGCAGTTCAATTGGAAGTTCCAAATAAAGTAGATTACGAATCCGGTGAAAACTGGGGCGATATATATGATTGATTATGTCTTATTTAAATGCTAACGTTCCACCAATTTATTGTAACATAAGAAGGGAGTATTTGTATGACCTTAAACAGCATCACGGAGAAACTGAAAGTTGTGTGGTCTTTGGTATTGCGAGCATACCTGGCCGTGCAATATTATTTCATTGTTTACTTGAATCAGGTGCAATCTATTACAGATTACCTATCAGCGCTTTTATTCAAAAAGGGTTTGATCGCAGAAACGTACCAGACCAAGATATCAATGATCTTGAGTTATGGAATTCATTTAGTTATTTTCCTAACGTTATCCGCTTTGATTTTTTAAAAGGACAATCCTGTAAATATTTAAACAAAGGAAATACATACAATGCAGAGTATTTATTTACTATTGACTGGGCGCATCCAGATGTTAATATCTTGGACACAGAACATTCTGAAATACCTCACGAACATAAGTGCGGTCATGTTTTGGCTCTTTGTAACGGTAATTATGCAATTCAGCCTAACAATCGTATTTTGTGGAACGTGCCTAGTTTTACTACTTCACCATACAAGCCTGATTATAAAGTCCAGACTACGTATTGGAATGTAGAAAACAAAAATTGGGTAACAGAAGATTCTGATAATATGTTTTATGAAGTAGAGGATAAAAATGAGTAGTGAATTTAAATTAAGCGATCAAACAAACGTATCATTGCCAGTTAAAAATATAGTGGCAATTGTATCTGCTATTGTCGTAGCGGTGTGGACTTATTTTGGCATCGTTGAAAGATTAAATAAATTAGAAACTAATGAAAAGTTAATGGCACAAGATTTGCTTAAAAAAGCAGAACAAACTCCAAAAAATCAAGAAATGTATATGTTAATTGAATATCAAGCTAAATCAATTGATAAACACTCTAAACAATTAGAAGAAAATGTTCATACAAAAGTATTAATAGCTCAATTAGAAAAGAAAGTAGATAAACTAGAAAAAGAATTAGATACATTACGAGGTAAATAATGATTGAAGTAGTATTTGCATTATTAATGTATATGAATGGAAAATTAGAAGGATATTCTCCTAAAGCCAATATTGCAGATTGTTTAGAACAGAAAAGAAAAGTAGAACGTGATGGTAATCCTAATGTTACTTCATGGAGTTGCAAAGAAGTAAAGGCCATTTTAGAAGTAGATAAACATGGTGTTAAAAGAATCAAAGAAGTTAAGCAAGATTAATTGTATTAACAATCTGACAGCTGGATGCTGTCTCTCAAATCAATGTAAATGTTATGACAATGAAGAGTATGATAATAAAATATTTGATAGTAGCTTTTCTAGCATTTGTATTAGGTACATTCTTTCCCAATCCAATAGCAAAGAAAAAAACTGAATCGGCCATTATCGCCTGGGCTAAGAGCCTAGGTTTTGGTCCTCCAAGGTTTGAATATAATAATAATAAAGAATTTGTAACTTCCCTTAAAAAATGTATTTCCTACCTCAATTTTGACATTCCCACAAGAAACCACATAAATACTGAACTAATCGTTGCTCAAGCCATTGTAGAAAGCAACTATGGAACGTCAAGGTTTGCATTAGAGGGCCATAATCTGTTTGGTATAAGGGTTTGGTCAAAAGAAGGTTTATTACCTTATAAACAACCAGATTCTATAGAATGGCGTGTAAGAGTCTTTAAAAACAAGTGCGAATCTGTTAGATATTACATAGAAATTCTAAATACAAAACAAGTGTATACAGAATTTAGAAAAGCTAGAGATATGTCTTTTAATAGAGATCCTATTAAAATGGCAAAAGCATTAGATAGTTTTTCTACAAACAAAGAATATGAAAAACATGTTATTGAGGTTATACATAAATTAAGAAATGAATCTAAGTAAAAATTTTACATTACAAGAATTAATTTATTCAGACACGGCAATTCGTATGGGGTTAGATAATAAACCTAATGATGAAACTGTAGAAAATTTAAAAATACTTTGTGAAAATATATTAGAACCTATTAGAGCTTATTTTAATAACCCACTTGCAATATCTTCAGGGTATAGATCAGAAACTCTTTGCAAGGCCGTAGGTTCAAGCAGCAAGAGTCAACATATAAAGGGACAAGCAGCGGACTTTGAGATTTTTGGAATACCTAATAAAGACGTAGCCGATTGGATCGTTCAAAACCTTAATTTTGATCAATGTATACTTGAGTTTTGGAATGATAAAGAACCTAACTCTGGATGGGTTCATTGTAGTTATGATAATGAGGGTAATAATAGAAAACAATATTTAAAAGCTAGTAAAGAGAATGGTAAAACAGTATATTCTTTCATAACATGAAAACTTTTACAATTGAATCTTTAATTGTTTATGGTATTTGTCCTAGTTGTAGAGAAATAGCACCTTTAGTGTCTATTTTAGACAACATCTATAAATGTACTAATTGTGGAAATGAACTTAAACAACATGTTAATGGTGTTATTAAATATTTACCTATGGATAAAAAACAAATAAAAAAAACATTGTCTGTAAAAAATAATGGCTAGAAAAGTAAGTGTAGGAAATGGCCTATTTATTGAACAAACTAATAAAAAACGTCCAGGACGTCATTCTAAAAGTCCTAATAAACGTAATACCCATAAAATATATATTGGTCAGGGCCGTAAATAACTTATTTGACATATAAGATAATATAGAATATAATCCTATATTATAAACAAATAAGAAAGGTTATAAATGACTGATATAAGTAAATATAAAAACGTAACTTTATCTAAAGAAGCTTATGCTAAATTAGATAAAATACGTAGAGTGATTGCTCCTCCTGTTGTTGTGAGTAGATCACAAACTGTTGCAATACTAATAGAAGAGAAAGCGAAGAGTTTAAATGGTAAAATTGCTTCAAAGTAACTTAAATGTGCAGATAGAAAGCAGTGATTTAATTCCAGAACAAAAATTATGGAAAGCTGTTTTATGTCAAATGCTTTATGATGCTCTTTCAGAATTTGAAAACAAAGCAATGAATTTTCATGAAAAAAAATTAGCTGAAAATTGGTTTCTTAATAAATCAAAAGATTTTTTTGATGTATGTAATAATGCAGGGTTTGATCCTATGTATATACATGAAAAAGTAAAAAAACTTTTAAATTTAAAAAGACTTAAAAAATTAGGTATAGTTTGGAATCATACCAGAAAGGCTAAACATGACAATAATATGCCCAGAGTGTAAGGGAAACGGTTACATTACAGTACATTATCAAGGGGAAAAAGAACCTGTACATAAGGATTGTAAATATTGTAACAATCAAGGTGAACTAAAAGAGAAAGATGTTAAAAAATTAATGAACTATGAAAGGATGCAACAATGACATTATCTGGATATAAAAAATCTATTGCTAAATTATTAAAAGCATATCATAAAAAATTTGATTGTTTTGGAAAGAGAAAAAATGTATCTAAAAAAAAATAAACCTAACCCTTGGTTAATAATAATTATTGTGTCTTGGTTATTATTAATCGTATCAATTATTATTTATAAATGAATCCTCTTATTGAAATAGGTCTTATAATTATTTTTGTACTTATAATGATACAAATTTTTAAATGGTATAGATGAATATATTTCATTTAGATAAAAAACCAGATGTGTGCGCTAAATATCATTGCGACAAGCATGTAGTTAAAATGATATTAGAAACTGCACAAATGTTATCCACGGCTTATCAAAGACACTTTGGTATTAATGATAAGTTATATAAGGTTGCTTATCCTAAACATCCTATGACTTTGTGGGTAGGTAATTCAAAAGAAAACTTTTTATGGTCAATGGATTTAATGAAATGTTTATTGCAGGAATACACACTTCGTTATAACAAAGAACACTTATCTTCCCGCATTTATAAATTATTAAAAACTTTAGATTTTACAAATTTCCCATCTATTGGTTTTACTAATCCACCTTTATGTATGCCAGATGAATATAAAACAAATGACTATATACAGTCTTATAAAAATTATTATGTAAATGCCAAAAAATCATTTGCAAGATATACAAATGCCAATGTACCGGAGTTTATGCAATGAAAGATCATACAATGAAAGATAAGGGTCCTAACGATTTAGATAAAAAAATTTATCTTCTTGAAAGAGCTAACTTTAGATTAACTGAAGAAAATAATATGTTAAAAAAAGAAATAGCTTTTTTGCGTGAAGAAATTCAAGCCACTGATCTAAAAAATATTTTAAAGTGTAAAAAAGAAATGTAATGAGGAAAGGTAACCTTTTTTTAGCAGCCGAAAGAGAATACAAATATGGCAATAGTGAAGATGGATTTTTAACTATTAAAATTAAAGAATTTTTTAAACCAAGTGCCCTTAAAAGAAGAGGATTTATTCCTAATTGTACTAAAGCAGAAATTAAAAAACATTTTTATGAATATGTAGAAAAACATGGAAGAAATTGTTTTTACTGTAAAGAACCCTGGACTTATATAACTAATAGATATGTTGTTGGCGGAGGAGCTAATCCTAAAAGTGATAAAGGAAAATCAAGGAAAAATACACTTAAAAATTTTTCAATAGATCGTTTAAATAGTTCTGAAACTTATAGTATTAATAACATTATTTTTTGTTGTACTGCATGTAATTTAAGTAAAAGAGACATATCATTTAAATTAATAAAACGTTTGCATGAAATTATAACTGAACGAAACTTATGAGTTTTATAGGTATAATTATTCTTGCAATTTTAATTTGGTATGTTTGTTCACTATGAGTGATTACAGAAAAAAATTACTAAAAAGATATTTACAGGGCGTACATTTTAGTGAATTTGAAAGAAAAAAATTTAATGATTATTTAGACAAAACTAACATTATGACTTATATGATGAATGAAGATAATATGGATAACTTAAATCAAGAATATATTGCTTGGTGTAAATTAAAAATAAGAAAAACTAATTATGAATTATCTAAGGATGAAAATATAATTAAATTTTTAAGAAAATGATATTAAATAAAAAGTTTATATACCCTACTAGCTCCAGGGCCTTGTATGAAGGTGAACGTCACTATGATGTGAATGCTGAGAAGCTTCCGTCAGTAACTACGATACTCCAGATGACACAACCAGAAGAAAAAAGATTAG